CTCCTAACTTATAAGTTTAGATATAGTTATAATATATAAGTTATAATATATATATATATACTACGCGTACGCGCGAGAGAGTAATTATTTTCATAATATTTAACTTTTTTTAATTAATATTCATTTTTTACTTGACTTTTATTAAAAAGTATGATCTAATGAGGCCAAGAAGAAAAGAAGAAGGGGATATACATGCTCTAGCACGGCATGAAAAATAGTTGACCGCGTCGCACGAGGTGTTTGGCAGCTTGAAATGGAAAATAAAATCCGAGCGTCAGCTCTTCCTTCGTTTCCGCTTCTTGACGGTCTCGACAAAGGTCAATGAACGGAATTGAACAAATTCCTAAAAGGTAAATAGAGGACTCAAGTTATAATATGAGCAAAATAAGAAATCAACCAAATTACAACAGCCGTGGTGTAACCAACAAATACTTCACGTCCCAGTTATTTTTAGAAATAGCTGAAACAGACGAACACGTGCGGTATACACTACTACGTGAAGACGTTGACGGTTATCCAAGCCTGTACAAACGTTACATGGAAATGGAAGATTTCACAGAATTTGAATTTGCCAACTTATACTTTGAAAGTTTCCAGCACTGGAAACGTCTATGTCAAACAGCTTGGTTCGCACCCTACATCGCTGAATGGCGTGAAGAATTAGAATTACAAGTCAAAGCGCGCAACTTGAAAAGTCTAATTCGTAAAGCCGAAAACGATTCAAACGTAGCCAAGTATTTATTAAACAACAAATGGGTTGAAGACGCACAGAGTAAAAACGAAGTAGTCAATCTCCGTGGTCGTCCATCCAAAGAAGAAATTAAAAACCATCTTCGTTTAGTTACTGCAGAACAAAAAAAGATAAACGAAGACTTAGAAAGGATTACAGCATAAATGACCGGTCTTATTAAAAAAGTTTCTGACTCCTTCAGTCGTCCAGCAAACACTGATGCGTATGCCGATACGGACTTGGTAGCCAATTCTGTTACAGCAGGTTCCGTAGTCCCTCTTACGTTCAACACTGGACGTGGAGGCATCAGAATCAAAGCTGTTACGCTTACTAAAACTGATGAAACGGATGTTACTAACGCCGATTTCGTCCTCCATTTATTTGGAAGTTCACCCACCGTAGCTAACGGCGACAACGGCACGATTAGTTATGATTTTAGTGACAAAATTGGAGAAGTTGATCTTGCTACAATGGTTGCTGCAACTGATGTTGCTCACACTCGCACTGACGGTTTGGATCTTAATTGGTTTACAGCCCTTGGAAACATTTATGGGTTGATTGAAGTTGAAGGTGCCTATACTCCAGCATCAGCTGAAGTATTTGCAGCTACGCTAGTTTTTGAACGTACGTAATGTCTTTGTCGAAGAAGGAGCAAACCAGACAAATAGCCGAAAGTGACTTAGAAGCTTTTATCAAACTGGTACAACCGAAAAGAATTTTAGGTAATTGTCACAGAGATCTTATACGTTGGTGGACGAGACAAGAAGCATTATCTCATCAGTTAGTTTTACTACCCAGAGATCATCAGAAATCAGCATTAGCAGCCTTTAGAGCAGCATGGGAAATAACTCGTAATCCAGCAGTAAGAATATTATATATTTCAGCTACTAGCAAGCTAGCAGTCAAACAGTTAAAGTTTATTAAAGATATTCTTACATCAGATAATTACCGTTTCTATTGGCCAGAAATGGTACACAGAGAAGAAAGTAAACGAGAGAAGTGGACTGAAACTGAAATCTCGGTAGATCATCCAATCAGAAGAGAAGAATCAGTTCGAGACTCTACCATCTTCACAGCCGGTTTAACAACCACTATTACAGGACTTCATTGTGATATCGCTATTCTAGACGACGTTGTAGTCGAAGACAATGCATACAGTGAAGAGGGTCGAGATAAAGTAGAAACTCAAGCTTCGTATCTAGCGTCTATTACAGGTACAGATTCTAAGATTTGGGTTGTAGGTACTAGGTACCATCCTCTTGATCTTTATGGTTCTATGATGTCTACCACAGTCGATGAGTACGACGAAGAAGGAGAACCAACTGGATCTTACCACTTATATGAAACTTTCCAAAGAGAAGTAGAAGATAAGGGAGATGGAACTGGTAACTTCTTATGGCCTCGACAGCAACGAATGGATGGTAAATGGTTTGGTTTTAATACTGCTGAATTAAAAAAGAAAGAAGCTCAGTACTACGATAAAGGTAAGTTCAGAGCTCAGTATTATAACAATCCTAATGATTACGGAACAGCTGTTATTAAACGAGATATGTTCCAGTATTATGATCGTAAACACATTAACCAAAACAATGGTTATACTTACTTTAAGGAAAAGAAATTAAATGTCTTCGCTGCTATGGACTTTGCGTATTCTTTATCCAAACGTGCTGACTTCACATGTCTTGTTATTCTTGGAATTGACAGTAATCATAATTATTATGTACTTGACATTGATCGGTTTAAAACTAATCTAATTTCTGATTACTTTTCCCACATCCTTGCGATGTACAACAAATGGAACTTTCGTAAAATACGACTAGAAGTAACAGCAGCTCAGAGTATGATTGTTAAAGACTTAGAAGATAATTACATTCGTCAACACGGACTTGCATTATCTATTGATTCTAACTCTCCCAGGATGAAATCTAAAGAAGAAAGAATTGAAGCTGCGCTACAGTCTAAATACGCTAATAAACAGATGTGGCATTTTGTTGGTGGTAACTGTGAATTACTAGAAGAAGAATTAGTATTACAGAAACCAGCTCATGACGATATCAAAGATTGTTTAGCTTGTTGTGTTGAAGTAGCTATAGCACCAGCTAGGATGCAAGCTCAAAAAAATAAGACTGTTATAGAACAATTATATCACCCTAGATTTGGTGGTATTTATTAATGAAAGTACTAGTAGCTTGTGAGTTTTCAGGTATAGTCAGAGACGCATTTATCAATAGAGGCCATGAAGCTATATCATGTGATCTCTTACCAACGGAGAGGGAAGGACCTCATGTACAAACGGATATAAGAAGCATCTTAGGCCAAGAACAATACGATCTCCTTATCGCCTTTCCTCCCTGTACTCATTTAGCTGTCTCTGGAGCTAGATATTTTAAAGATAAAAAAGAAGAACAAAAAGAAGCTTTAGCATTCGTACAATTTTTAATGGATGCTTCTATAGAAAAAATATGTATAGAAAATCCTATAAGTGTTATTTCTACAAAAATAAGAAAACCAGATCAAATAATCCAACCTTGGATGTTTGGTCATGAAGAACAAAAATCTACCTGCCTATGGCTAAAAAATCTTTCTAAATTAATACCAACGAATATAGTTAAAAAAAGAGATAAAAATGCAGTCTTAAAACATTCTCCTTCTAATCACAGATGGAAAGACAGAAGTAGGACTTACGAAGGAATAGCCAAAGCAATGGCAGAACAATGGAGTAGTTGATTGGTACAAACATTAATTATCGAAGAAGGTATACTAGATCCAGATCGTACTGCTTGGACGATTTCGGATAACTACATTACGTGGGAAATGTACCGTCAGTATAAGGTAAAGGAGTGGGAAGAAATCCAAGAATATCTCTTTGCCACAGACACTACTAAAACAGGCAACGCCAAGTTACCTTGGTCTAACAAAACGACTTTACCTAAACTTTGTCAGATACGTGACAATCTATTTGCTAATTACATGGCTACTATGTTTCCAAAACGTAAGTGGTTGTTATGGCAGGGTGAGACACCTAGTGATGAAGATATAGAAAAGCGTAAGACTATCGAGTCTTATATGGGTTGGGTAATAGACAGGAACGAATTCTATGACGAAGTGGCTAAACTTATTCTCGATTATATTGATTATGGTAACGTATTTGCTACTGTTGAATGGATGGATCATAGCGCCGAACTAGATGAAGAAGGTCAAACTATTGACCCTAGTCTTCCTTCACGTCAAGTAGGTTTTGTTGGTCCTATGATTAAACGTGTATCTCCTTTAGACATAGTATTCAATCCTACAGCTCCTAACTTTGCTTCAACTCCTAAGATTATTCGTTCGTTTGTTTCTATCGGTGAACTTAAGAA